CATGCGCGTCCGGCCCGGCCATCGTTGTGATGGAAAAGGTGCACTCGATGCCAAGCGACGGCAAGGCGTCGGCGTTCTCGTTCGGCGTGGGTTACGGCGCCTGGCTTGCCATCTGCGGGATGTTCCATGCTTATCCGGTTGACAACCACCACAAGATCGGTTAGTCTTTGATCATGGAAACACGAATTGGAATGCCGTCACAGATGTCAGCAACTTCCAGAAGGTCACCGCCGATAACGAAGGTTGTGCACCAACTCACGCTGCCAACTGTCGCCAGCAAAATCATTAGGCGCCCTGCCCCTGGGCCGAGCGTCTGTGTCGTTCGCGATCCTTCCGGGGATCAGATGACTCGCTATTTCAAATCGGCTGACGGGGCGTCCCTGCTTGCAATCGGGGATAGCCAGAAACTTCTCGCCAAGATGCCTAGTGGCGTCTTTCAGACCTGTGTCACATCTCCCCCCTACTGGTCGCTTCGCAACTATCACATCAAGGGCCAAATCGGGCTGGAGGAGTCGCTAGAGGACTATCTGCGGAGTCTGGTGGCGGTTTTCAATGAGGTATACCGAACGCTGCGCGATGATGGGACGCTCTGGTTGAACATAGGCGATTCCTACACATCGGGTGGTCGCACGTGGCGCGCACCGGATAAGAAGAACCCTGTGCGGGCGATGAACATCCGCCCTCCAACCCCCGAAGGGCTGAAGCCGAAGGACCTAATCGGTGTCCCTTGGCGTCTGGCTTTTGCCCTCCAAGCGGCGGGATGGTACTTGCGAACAGATCTGATCTGGAACAAGCCAAACTGTCAACCCGAGAGTGTCAAGGATCGCCCCACGAGAAGCCACGAGTATGTGTTCTTGTTCAGCAAGCAAGCTCACTACTATTACGATTCTTCCTCCGTTCGCGGTCCTAACGACAGGAATATTCGGTCTGTTCTGGACATCAATACCCGGCCATTTCCGGAAGCCCACTTCGCTACTTTCCCACCGGCATTGGTCGATCCGTGTATCAGGCTTGCAAGCCGAACCGGATCCCTCGTGCTCGATCCTTTTCTCGGAGCCGGGACCACGGGCTTGGTAGCCCTGGCCTTGCAGCGAAGGTTCGTGGGCGTTGAACTGAATCCCGAGTACGTTGCCATTGCTGAGCGACGTCTAAATGGTGCCATAGTCAAATGACGATCAAAGCTCCGGACCCCACCCGTCAGATTGGGTTTCACCATCAGCTCGTAGCAGCCCGCAAACTGTGGCTTGCGGAAGCTTTGGCAGAGGCCCTGGCCGACTCTGACGCGCCCCAGATCAAGAAAGAGCTTTCCAAGTATGCGCCATCAGACGCCGTGCGCATTTTGGCAGCAGCGGGGATCCGAGATGAACATGTCTTCCCGACTCCCACGGTCCTTGAAAGAAAGCCAACTCTTGTCGGCTACTACAGGCTCCTGCTTGGCTCACCTCAGAAGACGTTCTACGGATCAGGGAGTGGAATTCGGCCACAGCGACCATCGGTGGCCGGGACTACGCTGTCAAAGCGGTGCGCTTTGGTGGAGTGCTCTCGCTAACATCCTGCAAATCGTATGACAGTGGCCGCGAGGCCAACATAAGAGGCACAACCAAAACAACAATTGAGCGGGAAATGGTACACGTTACGGGATCGGAGATGACAGGGCTGGAATTTGCTGATCGGAATCCGATCACATCGGAGGATCTGTGAAAAGCCTACCTTTTCCCAAGAGTCTCCTGGAGTTCCAGCAACTCTTCCCGAATGATGCCGCCTGCGCCACCTACATGGAGCAAGTTCGCTGGCCCGACGGTTTCGTGTGTTCGTCATGCGAACACGCTGCTGACCCTTTCCGCTTCGCCGCCAAGCCGCAGGTACTACGATGCCGGGCCTGCCGCAAGGACACCTACCTGATGTCCGGAACCATCATGCAGGACAGCCACACTTCGTTGCTGACGTGGTTCTGGGGTGCCTATCTCGTGGCGAGCTTGACGCCGGGCATGTCGGCCGTCCAGTTTCAGCGTCAGCTTGGGATCGGCAGGTACGAGACGGCCTTCCAGATTCTCCATAAGTTGCGCTCAGGTATGGTTCGAGACGATGCCGACCAAATCGGTGGCACCAACACGGTTGAACTTGACGAGGTTTGGATCGGAGGCAAGACGCGCGGTGAAGGCAAGGGCACCCATCACAAGACCCTCGTGGTGGGCTGCGTGGAGGTTTGCAAGCGCAAGGGTCCGAAATCAAGCGAGAATCCCCTTGGCGAGCAGAGCAAGGCCATTCCTCGCCGTGGTGGGCGCTACGCGGGCCGGATTCGGCTAGCCGTGGTACCCGACCGCACCGCCAAGTCGCTGGTCAGTTTCGCGCGCTCTGCCATCGCGCCGGGCTCCGACATCATCACGGACGACTGCCCGAGCTACGCCAGTCTCAAGAAGTACGATTTCAAGCATCAGGCTTTCGCGGAGAACGGCGATCCGAACGTGGCAGAGGAGAAGATGCCCCTCATCCATTTGGTGTTCTCAAACCTCAAGGCGTGGCTCTTGGGCATCCATCACGGGGTGAGCCCGCAACACTTGCAAGCCTACCTGAACGAGTTCACGTTTCGGTTCAATCGCCGGTTCTACCCGTTCAACAGCTTCCGCTCGATTCTCGGAATCGGTTCAAATACCGAAAGCCTCACTTATGCCGAGTTGTACGACGCAGATTGCAAACACCCTAGTTTCACGGATGTAGCCTTTGTCGGAGAATCGTAGTGGGCGTCACGCGGATAGGCATGGGATGTTCCGCATCCCTCCGAACCTGGTAGCCCCCCAGACCTGGAAGCGTGTCATGTTGGCCGGAATCGCGAACGACAAGCGCGCCGAGGCGATGGCGCTCAAACAGCGGTTCCAGGGTCACCCAATCTGTGCCCAGCTGCACGGTCCACGCGGCGGTCTACGGGACGGACGGGTGGACGCTCTGTTCCTAGCCGAGTACGCGCGCGTGGCGTGGAAGATCTCCGGGAAGCGTGCGGCCTGATGACTAACCCGGTCCTCAAACTCCCAAGCATCCCAGTGTGGACGGAACACTGGCCTACCGACAGGTTGTTGGAAGAACAGGAGACTAACCCCCGCTCATTCGAGCGGGGTTAGGTTTCCGCCAGTCAGCATTCACCGACGCCGAGCGAATGTTCCCGCACTTCGAGGATTGCTATACCCCTGGCATCGTCGTCGGGGAGATCATCCGCCGGGCCTGGCCTACCTTCGCGGGCGTTGATCTCGCGGGCGACAAGCGACCAGGCAACGTGATCTTCGTCGTGGCGGTCGACCCGACCACGCAGCGGCGCTACCCGGTCGAGGTTCTGTGCGGCGCCTGGAAGAGCCCCGAGGTCGCGGCCCAGCTCGCTGGCGTTCACGCCCGCCATCCGAACCTGCGGGTGATCATGGTCGAAAACAACGGCTACCAGCAGAGCCTCATCGACTGGATCAAGCAGACTCCCGGCGACACGAGCTACTGGTACATGGTTGAGAGCTACACGACTGGGTTCGCGAGCAAGGTCAACCCGGTCTTTGGCATGCCCGGGATGGAGATCGAATTCAAAAATAAGGCCTGGGTGATCCCGAGCGCGGAGTTCGAGGGCCACCCGCCCCATTGCCGATGTGGGTGGTGCGTGTGGAAGGGCGAGATGCACGACTATCCGATGGGGGCTTCGACAGATACCTGCATGGCGATGTTCTTCAGCCGCGAGGCGATCTCGAAATGGGGCACCGGCGGGAACCTCGGAGTGGGCGGGACCGGCGGCATTCAGGGCATCAACGACCGCTAAACGGTGCCTAAGTCCGCGACTCATATAGGGTTTTATCGGACATGAGTTGCGTCCGATTCTTTCTTTACAAATAGCAGGACTAGCGTAATAATATAGGTGTGACGACAACGACGACCACCACGGAGGACCCCATGAAGAAGAAGCTTTTGCCCGCCGCCATCGGAACCTACCGGATCATCAAGGGAAGCGAGCTCACGGACGCCCAGCGGGCCATCCTGCGAGTAGCCGGCCGCGAGCGAGTTGTCGCCCGCATCTGCGCGCTGATTGGCGACGGCAAGGTGGCGGTGTCGCAGGTTCAGGCTCGGTACGGTGAGCTCATGTCGGAGGTGGGTGATGCTTAACGCGGAACGTATTGAGGCGGCAGGTCAGAACACAACATTGGCGTTGCTTCGGGCTGCTGGCCCGGGGTGTGTACGCAGGCGCCTTGAGGTTCTGGTTAACGGCGGTCTGCTGGGACTGCCCGACGCCAAGAGGCTCTACCGAGAGGCCTTTGGGCTGGGCCTGGAAGCCGTCAGGGCGGAGAGGTGCCCAGGTAGCTTGCGGTCCGTACTGCTTGCGGCGTTCGCGTGGGCATTCGCTCTGACGCTCGCCGCTCTGTTCTTGACGGGGTGCTCAGAAAATGAGAGTGGACTGGCGCCGGCTCGAACAACCCAAGCCGCAGACGCCGGCACCCCAGACACGGGCAAGCAGGACACGGTCCCGGTCGGCACGGCTGACACCGGCGCGCCCGACACGGGTGGAAGAGCCGACCTGATGCCGGCCTCACAGCCCGACGCCAAGCCTACGCCCGCGGACACCAAATCGATCGCCAACAGCCTGACGGTGGGCTCGGGCTATACGGGCGATACGATACCCGAGGCGACCAACGATGGCTTGGGCGACAGCCTGACTGGCGTAGGGCTCACATTCCACGAGTACGCGATAGGTGCCGTGGCGCTGTATTTCCAGCTGACCTCGACGGCCGACATTGCGGGGCGCAGCGTGGTGATCTACACCGGCGACATCACGGATACGCAGCCGAATATCATTGGCGGGTCTGCCGGACCGTCGAGTGGGCATGTGGCTCTCGGTACGTTTACCCCGCCGTCAATCGAACTGAGCGGACCGACAACGCTGCTGCACGCCTGCCTCACCACCGCCGACCGCTCCAAGGACGGCTGGTCTGTGGGGACCTGCACCTACGTCGCCTCGGCTCAGATCACCATGACCAAGTAGCACGACTAGCGAAACGCGCTTGACCTCGTGATCATACGGTGCCATATATCGAACATGAGGTCATGCCATGGGAACTGCGGAAAAGCTGAGATGGAGTGTCGTCCGGGATAAGGTTTGCGTTTGCGGGCAGCAGGCGTGCGCCCAGGCGCTGGCGGAGATTCGCGCCAAGCGGGCCGCCATCATCGCAGAGCAGGAGCTGGTCTTCTCTGACCCAGCCAGGATGACGAGCGTCGAGCGGCCCCTACTGCGCGACTTGACGGACGCCGCCTAACCGTGGCAGCATAGGTCCTGCATGTTCGTGGTCCTTCTGGGCCCTCACCGAGATTGGTCCTCCCGGTGAGGGCTACTCCTTTTTTGGGGGATTGACCGGTGGCTACGAATCTGGCAGATTACTGCCAGATGTTCGCCATCAAGCTCCTCCGCGTAATCCTCGGCGTCGGCCAGAGGGAAATGGCCCAGCTTTCCGGCGTCAGCATCCGGGAGCTGGCCCGCATCGAGGCGGCCGAGGTCCTGCCCCGGCGGGACGTCGCGCAGAAGCTCGACCTGGCCTTCGAGAAGATCATCCATGGTCGAGCAGCACGAGCGTCTATGGCCAGGAGTTGTCTCCGTTGACCGACGATTCAAGCGTCCGCAGCATGTTGTACGCGATAGCTGGCGGAAATTCGATACACCCCTGAAGCGGCGGTCCGATATAGACTTCGAGGCCATAGAGCCAAGCGAGTATGGACTGGAGTTGAAGCAGGTAGGACCGGAAATCAAGAGCCGGCGTCTACAACGGCTCTTAGAAAAGTCCAACGAGACAAAGAGCAATAGGAGTCCCCAATGTCTGACCCCCGCGAAATGAACGACGCCCCCCGGACCGAGAAGCCCACGACCTGCCCCTTCGACGTGGTGATGCTGAAGCGCACCGCGAGCGAGCCGACCTGCTTGCCCGCCGACCTGAAGAGAATTCGGGTCATGGCGGCGGACCAGATGAACGCCATCTGGGACGCGAAGGTGGTGGCCGAGGAAAAGGAGTATCGGTCGCTCGGTGCAGTCGGCCCCGGCCACGAGACCGAGATCGAGATGGCGGCCCGATCGCGCTACTACAACGGCGGCGAGACCGACAAGAAGAAGATTGGCTTCGAAAACCCCATCCCGATGTTGCCGGACCACGGCGGATATGGGCGCTGAAGCCCCGTTCCGCCCAACCACATCCACCCAACACCGAAAGGCACACTGCCATGTCGAAACTGAAGATTCGCCCATACTACAAGTTCTCGCGCATCCGCTCCCACGTCACGGGGGTCAACTACACGCCCAAGCAGCTCGCGGCCTTCTACGGACTACCGATGAGCGCGGCGGTTGGCGCGGGCAAGAAGATTGCAGTCATCGAGCTCGGGGGCGGTTTTGACCAGGCGGTCCTGACAGCTTATTTCAAGTCGCTCGGCTATCCTGCGGTGGCACCGGTGGTGTTCCACTCGATCAGCGGAGCGACCAACCAGCCGGGCGATACGGCAGGCGACTACGTGGAGGTCATGCTCGACCTGTGCGTGGTCGGAGGCATGGCCCCCGGCGCGGCACTGCACTGCTACATGGCTCCCAATACGGACGACGGCTTCTTGGCGGCGATCCAGCAGGCCATCACGGACAAGATGGACTGCATCTCTATTTCGTGGGGCGGGCCGGAAGACGACTGGCCTTCTGCTTCGATCACGGCCTTCAACAACGCATTTCAGGCTGCCACGGCTGCCGGCATCACGGTCACCTGTGCGGCTGGCGACAACGGTTCGAGCGATGGTGAGACGGGCAAGCACGTGGACTTCCCGGCATCGTCACCCAACGTGGTCGGATGCGGCGGCACCAGCCTGCCATCGCTGTCCCCCAATTCCGAGGTCGTGTGGAACGACGGCAGCTCGGGCGGCGCGACTGGCGGAGGCGTGAGCGCGAAGTTCTCCCTGCCGAGTTACCAGGCGAAGGCCGGCGTTCCGGGCAACAAGATGCGCGGCGTCCCCGACGTCGCGGGCTGCGCGGATCCCAACACCGGCTGGAACATCGTCGTGGACTCGACGAGCGGGCCCACCGTGGTGGGTGGAACCAGCGCGGTTGCGCCCATGTGGGCGGCCATCGCGGCGTACCTGTCCGCGACCCTGGGCGCGAACGTCGGCAACCTATCGGCGGCTATCTACGCTCTGGCGGCCGGCGCCATGCGGGACATCACCTCGGGCAACAACGGGACCTACGTGGCTAAGTCTGGCTACGATTGCTGTACCGGCCTGGGCGTGCCCGTGGTGACCAAGCTGCTGGGCTCCCTGCAGCCGGTGCCCGTACCCACCCCGACGCCGCCCACTCCCACCCCAACGCCCACCCCGCCCACCACCCGGACCATCGTGGTGACCGGGACCGGGATCGGCGTGACGGTAGACGGCAAGTCCGTCTAAACCACTCCCGCCCCGTTGTGATAGGCTTCTCCCTGGAGGTTCCCATGGCAGACGAACGCAAGCGCGACTGCGACCAAGACGAGCACACGCCAAAGTTCCAGCCGCACCCGCCGCTCGACAAGGGCGAGGTGGCCGAGCCGAAGCACACCGAGGCAACGCCCCTCACCCCCATCATCCCCCTGGGGTCCTGATGGCAACGCCGCTGGCGCCGTTCAATCAAGAGGAATTTGCCCGCACGATGCAGGCGATCAAGGACGGGACGTCAGCGGCCGATTCTCCAGCCCGCCCTGCCTTCGACCCAGTCCAGCACCGGGAGGTGGTGGCAGAGTCCCAGCACGGCCGGAGAATCGAGCAGTTCAAGCAGGCCTTGGAGCGGGCGGGATTCGTGTACTGGCCGGCAAACACCATTCCGCCCGGCTGCGAGTCAACGAACCCATTCGAGCCGTCGCGGCCAATTCTCGAAGCCCAGTGGCGGAGGCCGGCGGACAGGAAATTGCCGAAGCGGCTGGCACTGACGGAAGCACAGGTCGCGGCCTGGTTCAGCGGGCCGGAGGAGTTTTGGCGATGGATCAAGGACATGTCCCAACAGGAGCAGATCCGACAACACCGGATGGAGAACCAGCGGACGATTCGGTCGTTCGTGCCCCGGTAGCGCGGGTCCTGCGGGTCCTCGCCAATACCATGCCGGATCCGACCGTGACCAGCATGGAAGGCGTTCCGGTGGAACTTGACGCTCAGGTGGCGGCCCTGCGGCCGAGCTGGTGGAACCGGATTTGGGTACGGGCCTTGAGCGCGGCTATCATCCCAGAGGCTACCGGTGGTAAGGTAGAGCTATGAGCTATCAACGCTGCGGAGGCCCACCCATCTCTCTGGATGGATACGTTCCAACCACGCAAAAGGCGGCAGCGAACGGTGTGGCGACGCTCGGTTCCGACAGCAAGGTTCCCTCAAGTCAGCTCGACGTGGTTTCGCTCGCGACGAAGGGGGATATCGCCGTCGAGACGGCGACGGGACTTGTCGCCCAGCACGTGAGCGGAACCGATGGCAACGTTCTCACCGAGGATTCGACCTCGCCGACGGGACTTTCGTACAAGCCGCAGCTGGAAACCACACCGACCGAAGGGCATAGCGCTGGCGCTGAACTGTGGGCCAACCTGGCCAGCGCGCGCAGTGCTGTGCGCATCGTGCTCTGTGGCCACGTCGACGCAGATTATGACGGCGCGCAGATTGTCCGGCATCGCACGAATACGCGCGGAGACGGCACCGTGTGCCACCAGATTGAGTGCAACTATCAGTATCAGGTGCCGTACGGTGGAGGTTGGGTGTCTGACCTACGCTTCGACGAGGCCAACCAAAACCTTTCGTACGAGGCTTACTCGCCGTATTACGGTCAAGTCCGCTACCGGTCGCAGGACCGCTTTGCCTTGGTGATGCCATGAGCCAGACTGCCAACGTGCAAGTGAGGATTCCGCTCGCTGCGGACGTGAAGAAATATTTCTGCGACAACGCCGTCGTTGGTGAAACCCAGAGGTTCCGGCAGATCAACAGATGGGAATCCCACTATAACTGCCTTCAGTACGCCCACCTTCAGTTCGACTGGTGGGGCCAGAACGCCGACGCAGCTGAGACAGTAAGCCCCAACGTCCAGGTCCCTTTTGGCTGGAGTCAACCGGCGCTCAACCTACTGGCCCGCCAGAAGCGTCCTACGGCGCCGTACAACCTGGCGAAAGCGATCGTCGACCGCTTCACCGGCCTGCTGTTCAGCGATGCGCGCAAGCCCGATGTCGAGGTCGAGGGCGACCCGGACACCGACGACTTTCTCCACGCGTGCATGGAGCAGATGCGCTTCTGGGCGCGGTGGCGCGAGGCCCGAGCCGTTGGTGGGGCGTGCGGTTCGGTGATGGTAACCCTGCACCTGAAGCGCGGTCGCTTCGTGATGCAGGTCCACAACCCGAAGCACGTCCAGATCCTCTGGAAGGATCGCCGCGCGCTCGAACCGCTGGCGGCACTCATCATCTACCGCTACCCGCAGGAGGAGTTCTCGACCGACCCCAAGACTGGCGAGGTCACCACTCGGTTGGTGGAGTACCTCTACCGGAGGATCATCACCGACCAGGACGACACCGTGTACAAGCCGGTGAAGCTGGAGCCGGCGGCGAACCTCGCCTGGCAAATCGAGTCGACGGCCGAGCACGGCCTGCGCGTGTTCCCGGGCGTGTGGATTCAGAACAAGCCGGTCATTGAGCAAGAGGACGGCGACCCCGACTGCCAGGGCGCTTGGCAATCGTTTGACACGATCGACCGGCTACTCTCGCAGATGAACAAGGCGCTACTCCTCAACCTCGACCCGACGCTGGTGCTCAAGATCGACCCGAAGGAACTGCTGGCCATGGGCGGGTCGGTACGGAAGGGCAGCGACAACGCCCTCTACGTCGGCAGCCAGGGCGACGCCAAATACCTGGAGATGATCGCGAGCGGTGTGGAAGCCGGGCACAAGCTGGTCGACCGGCTGAAGCAGAACATCTTGGACGTTACCCGTTGCGTGCTGGCCGACCCCGAGAAGCTGTCGGGCGCCGCCCAGTCGGCGAAGGCGATGGAGTACATCTACGCGCCCATGCTCGAACAGGCCGACGAGTTCCGATCGCAGTGGGGCGACTGCGGGGTGATCCCCATCCTGCGCCTGGCTGAGATGATGGCGCGGAAGTTCCACGGCGTCGAATCCCAGCAGGGCGACAAGACGGTTGTCCTGGAGATCGACCTCCCGAAGCGCGCCGACGGTTCGCCGCGGGTGCTCGGGCCAGGCGGATGGATCCGGCTCAAGTGGGGCGCGTACTTCTCGCCCACTGAGAACGACAAGAACATGCAGGTCACGACGATCCTGTCGGCAAAGACCGGCGAGCTGATCGACGGCGATACGGCCGTCAACGCCGCCGCGCCCATCTTCGGGGTGCAGGACGCGAATGCAATGATCGCCAAGATCGAAAAGCAGAAGGCCGACGAAGCGGCCAGCATGTTCGATGACCTGAACACGCCGCCACCGCCAGGAGCTGACAAGAACGAGGCGCCGAACCAGCCGGCCGGGCAGGGGGGTAAGCCTTGAGAGACTTTAGCGATTGGGCGAAACGTAAACAGCGCAAGCGACTCGCGATGCGTGCAGCGCCAGGGCTGGTTCCGGTTGAGGTTGATGTTCATACCGCGCGCGGTGTGATCCGCGCGATTCGGTATCATCGCGCCGAAGATGCCAAGAAGATGATCGCCGAAGGCAAGGCGCGAGAGATCAAAGAGATGGGAAAAGGCGGGAGTGCCCCGCCTCCCATCTCAGTCACTCGTTCGCCACCATTACCGGATTATCCTCACGGGAAGTACCAAACATCAGTGCTAGCGCAAGAAAAGGTCGAGTGGAAAACTTCGGCAGGGCTACCAGTGCAGGTCTCTGTAAGCCTACGGAAAGAAGAACAAGATTATGCCGGGACCGGAAAATTCAAGCTGGCCAAGGATGGATATTCAACCGATCTACATGTCTCTCTAGGCGGAAAAGAAGAGGAGGGCGGTTCAGCGATCAACCTGCGACCGCTAAAGAACAATCCGCAAGGAGCTGTCGCAAGTCTTGGTCGTATCGGAGTGAGCAAGGACAACTACGCCAGACTCAAGACGGCAATCGCCAAGGTGGAATCTCATCCGGAATTCCAGGCGTATCAAAAGCGAGTGGAGAAGAGTAGGCAGGAAGACGACGCGCACGCACAGCATGTGAAGGACGTAACCAATATGATGACGGTTGGAGGTCGATCGACGTGATTAGGATTGCCATCGATTTCGACAAGACTCTCTCCGACGGTCCACCTCTGCGCCTGCGCCCAGGCGCGGCCGAGGCCATGCGCGCGTTCAAGGTTTCCGGCCATCACTTGACTCTGCACTCTGCGCGCTCCACGCCCGATGGAGCCGCACCGGTGCTCGAAGACGAGGCTGGGCGTTTCTGGCAGTACGGCGAGGTGCCGTCACGGACCCGGTTCCAGTGGCAACTCTTCGAGGAAATGCGGACATTCCTGAAGGCGGTCGGGGTCTGGGAGATGTTCGACGAGATATGGACAAGCCCGGGTAAGCCGCTGGTGGACGCCTTCATTGAAGACCTTTCTCTGCCGCCCGACTGGGCGATCTTGAAACGGCAATTCGGATAGGATGACCAAGATGCCGACCGAATTCCCCCCCGCCCCATGTAGTTCGACGCCGCATCCTAAGTTCTTGGATGAGGAATTGACCCGATCATTACCGACGCTCGACAACCGAACACGGCGGCTGTTGATCGAAGCGGCTCGCGCGGATATCGAGAGGGCTCATGAGAGCGAGGAGGACCACAATGTCTGATGGACCACTTGAGGAATGCCGAGCACACGGAGTGCCAAACCTGAGGTTCGTGCGCAACAACGTCTACCGCTCGGGGCAGCCGACGGTAGAGGGTTGGGATTACCTGCGCACGCTGTTCGACGGCAAACGCGTGCGGGTCTTGAAGCTGAACTTCGACGACGAGGGTAGCGACGAGCCGGCGCGCGCGATGGGGTGGGATGTGCGCGAGCTTGGCATTGAACCGCGGACCGACCCAAACGGCCTGATTCCTGCTGTCGAAGAAGTTTTCGAGAAACCAGACCCGAGCGTCTGGGCGGAAATCGAACAGCAGATCTTGCTGATGGACACCACCGGCGAAACCTATCTCATCCACTGCGTGAACGGTCACGACAGGACCGGGCTCGCGTGCGGCCATGTACGCGTGCTCCTCGACAAATGGACGAAGGCATTAGCCTACAGCGAGATGGTCGCTTTAGGCTTTCATCCTGAACTGGCCGGACTCGACCGGCAGTGGGCGGATTTGCGGGCTCCAGGAGGGTCAACAAATGGCTGATTTCTCTTCGTGGGCACAACGCCGCACAGGCCGCGGGCAACGACCGGCGGAAGAACCGCGCCAGGTACAGCAGCAGGCGGCCCCCGCGGTATTGCCCATACCTCCCGCCGGCTATGCGTGGGGGTTCCAGAACGGCAACTACATCCTCGTGCCGCTGACTCCGCAGCAGGCCGCGCCTGCGCCATCCACCTTCGTGCCGCCGCCGCGCCAACCCTCGGGAGTGCGGCCGTTCGTGCCCCAACCGATCACAAGCCAGTTCGCTCCCGGCCACGCCACCGCGCGAGTCGAAACCTGCGTGCTGGTCAAGCCAGCGGACAAAGACCCCTACGCCGAGCTACTGGCCGGCCTGCCCGACCTCGTGCCGGAAGGTGGCGGCTACGACGCCATGGCGGGCAACCCTTCGCCCCTGACGATTCAGGAGGCGGGAAACTGTTCGGAGTTCGCGACCAGCCAAGACGGCCAGGCAATGCGGGCCTTCCCTGAAGGCGCCGTGCTGGCCCGCGGGTCGACACCGCTGAAGGGAGCGGGGGGCTGATGCCACGCAAGCTCGAAGCATGGGCCCGTCGCAAGGTGAAGGCCTCGCGCCACCAGGCCGCCAAGGCGAAGACCGACAGCGACGTCGTGGCCACCATCCAGCGCGAGGCCAAAGCGGCTGGGGCCACGCTCGCGCACGAGGGAAAAGGTGGACTCGATTCCAACCTCGTGCTGCAGCGGATGAGGGCGGCGAAGTATCGCTGTTCCAACCCGTACTGCCCGACGCCCAAGGAGGATTTGGACTGTGACCATTCCTCTGGCCACCCCAAGGAAATCTTCGAGAGCCTGAAGTCCTGGCAGAACCCGAAGCTGCGCGCCGCCGCAACGAAGGCCGACGGGCCGAAGGACGATCGCTTCGTCTCGATTCTGTGCGCCAAGTGCCACGACGTTTGCCATCAGCGCGAGCGGGCTATCGAGAACGGCAAGACGCCGCCGCCAATGCGAGGGACCGGCAAGAAAGACGAGTAGCCGGTGCCCTCATCTATCGTTGCCCAGGTGATAAATCTCCACCGCGCTCAGTTGCAAGGCGTGATCGAGCTGGGCGGCGTCCGCAAAGTGAGCTCCCTCTACGAGACCGTGCGGGCCGAGCTCGAAGCTGAGCTGGCGGGCCTGCGGCGGGCGGGCAAGGACCAGAGCTTCACGGCGTTCCACTTGCGCCAGGTGCTGCTGCAGGTGCGCGATGGCCTGAAGGTCTTCCAGTCTGGCCTGGCCACCCAGCTTGACAACAACGGTCTCGCCACCGCGACGCTCGCCCAGCGGCATGTTGTTTCAGCAATCAAGGCATTCGAGAAACGGTTCTCCGGGGCTGAGCCCGTGCTGCGGCTCGAAGAGGCCGGCGTGTTCGCGCGGGTGTACCGTGGAATCGAGCCAACGTTGCTGATGAGATATCACAAGCTGGTCGGCAACTACCCGATGCCGACGATCGAGCGGGTGCGGAACCAGCTCGCGCTCTCGATGATCAGGGGGGACAGCGTCGACCAGACCGTGAACCGCATCGCCGCGAAGGGCGGGATCTTCGACCACGAGCGGTACAGGGCAGAGCGAATTGTTCGGACCGAAGGTGCGTATGCCTATGGCGTCACGAACCAGCGCAGCCTGCACGAGGTAGCGCACGAGGTGCCTGGACTCATGAAGCGGCTAGTCGCCACGTTCGACCAACGCACCGGGGACGATTCGAAGCAGCTGAATGGGCAAACGGTTCCGTTCGATCATCCCTTCGTCTGGATGAAGCCGGTCAAGGGTGGCGGCGTCGAGCGCGTGGAGTACCTCCAGCCCCCGAACAGAAGTAACGATCGTGAGGTCTCCATCCCCTGGCGGGCCGACTATCACGGCGCCCCCGCGCATTCTGGCCCGGTCGACCCTCGAATGCCGCGCGGGCTGTAGCCCAGACGTATCGCGTCGGGCCGAAAACTGTTCTGGCGTAAAACGGCCAGAAGTGATCAACAATACGTGTGTCCAGGGATTCACCCAAAGGACACACAAAGGAGACCTGGAGATGGCTACCCGAACCATGCCCGATCTGTGGTCATCTGGAAAAGTAAGCAACTCCAAACGCACAATGAGGAAGCCATGAGATTCTGGAAGACAAGACCACGCGCGCAGCAAGTCACCCCGGAGCAGGTCACCCGCATCGAGGAGGCTCTAGCTAGGCTGGAGAACTCGGTCGAGCGGATGCAGACGAGGGCAATGTGGACGTTGCCGACCGAACGGTCCAAGCCGGTCGGCGAGCCGACGTACAAGGTTCCAGCCAGCCAGACCTTCGCCGCAGAGATTCGCGAAGCACGCGAAGCCCGCAACGATGGCGACGAAATGCTTCAGCGCTCCCTGGCTGCTCGCCACCATGCCCCGCCTTCGCAGGCCGACGTCTGGACGGTGCTCATCCAGTTCTTCCCCCAGATCAAAGCCTACGTGGACGCCAAGGTGCAGGACTTCCAGGGCGCCGCTCTTCAGGCATTCATCACCGAACGTACGTACGAGAAGGACGACGACTAGGTTACCCCGTAGCCTACGTGTCACTTATTACGCAGCCCGCCCTCGAAAGTGGGTGGGCCGTTCTCATTTTAGGGTTTTCCGCAGCTCCCTGACCGCGTGGAAGTAGTGCTGGTGACCGCAGTTGACCGACATCCCCACGGCCGCCGCAGCCTGGGCGACGTCTCCGGTGGCGAGGTACGCCCGCATAAATTGCCTCCGCTTGGGTGACAGATGATCGATGGCTCGGGCAAGGTCGACCCTGTCCGTGCTCACGGATGTCTCCCCAGACAGTTCGCGAGCTCGAAGTAGAGGAACCTCGTCGTAGAAAATCCCGCGCGACCATTCCAGCCGGCTACCGGGCCTGGCCGCTCGAAGAGCTTCCAGGATCGCCCACCGCATGCGCTGGAGGACGTAGGCCCCAAGGGACACCTGGCGGGCCGGGTCGAACGACCGAAGCGACGTGACCAAGCTCACCATGCCTTCCGCCACCATGTCGTCCACGAGATGTGGCGGAGCGACCTGGCGGGCGATAAAGCGGGCTTGCCGGCGGTAGAACGCGTATTCGACGCTGGTCAGTCCACCCTTCGGCATCTTGGGCCGAGGGTATCACGGGCGCCGCGACCCAAGGCTACCGAAGCCGGTGGTTCGGCCCGGTCGAGAGGTAGCCCCAGAGTCCGAAGTAGCTCATCAGCCACCCGACGGTGACGAGGGCCAAAACGACGATGATAATTGTCTTGATCCTGCCATCCATGGGGACGTAGGAGAGGACCACACCGGCGAGAATCAGCACCAACACCAGACCAATGATCGACATGAGGTCACCTTGCTTTCACTGCGCAGCCTAGCACACGCGCTAAGGCTGCTTACCCTCCGCATCCCGCTTCGCAATCTGCTGAGCTATGAACGCGGCGGTGCCTTTGTGGATCGCCAGGCCTCCAATTGCTCTGTCGATTGCTTGACGGCTGATCCCGAGTAGATGCGCCGATTGGTAAATGCCGTGCTTTATCCGCATGGCGATGATCCGGGCGCGATGCTCATCTGGTAGCGTCGTCGTGCTCGTGAGTTTCATACCTAGAAGCTAAGCACTAGCGCGCGGGTATGTCAAACGATGGGCACGCAGGCTATCCCAGCGCAACGCAGAGTTATGACAGAATCTTCGGCATGGCAGGCAAAGACCAGCCCGGTCGACTCCCCCCCGCGGTGAACAGTGTCCTTTTGCCCGAGGGAATCGAGCGGGAAGTACGGACGCCCGATGTCGGAAGCTACGCCAAGGAAGCTCGGATTGCCAGCGGCGGTCTCGATGACGACCCGACTGACTCTGGCGCGCCGGTGAAGAATCGCCACAGCTACGCCAATCTCAAAGGAGGACGCTGATGCCATCGCCCAGGGAAATCGCTCTGAAGGTCAACGAGTCCAGCTTGTTCGCCGATGGCGAAGCTGGCTACGACAGCGAAGCAGGCTGCCCGACAGCCGACGCCGGCAAGCGTCCTGCTCCCGACTACGGCGCCCACGCCGTCAACCCGCCGACGCCACCGGCGCCGTGCAAGAATCTCAAGAAGGGGTAGCCCATGGCCGACGTCCAACACGATTACGCGAACTGGGCCGCCCGCAAGGCCGGCAAGACTGGCCCCGGTGGCGACGATGGTGCGCTTCCCGAAGACGTCCAAGCCGACGACGGCGATCAGACCGACGGCGAGCCCCCGCCCCCCGCGCACGAGTGCGTGAGTCACGCCGCCGAGGAGCTGTGCGAGGCAATCGAGATGCTTGAGAAGGCCAAGGGCCAGGTCGAGGACGCCGACGCCATCCAGAAGACCATCGACGACCTGACCGTTCAGCAGCAAGACCTCACCGAGCAGGCGAAGGAGCTGGAGGAAGCGGCGGGCGACGAGGAAGACGAAGACGAGGAAGACGACGAAACCGAAGGCGACCAGAAGCAAGCCGAGCGCGGCTGCGTCTGCGGTTGCGACGGTTGCGAATGCGGCTGCGACCGCGGCGCCACGTGCGTATGCGGAAGCGGCAAGTGCGAGTACGCGAAGTAGGAGGGCATCATGGCTACCGACGAGAGCACTGGCAAAGGCGAACCGAAGGATCCCCTGGACGAGTACGACCGCACGCACGGCAAGCCCGACAACGGCCTGCCCAAGATGAGCGAGGACGAGGCCTGGGGCACTCGCGTAAACCCGGTTAGAGAGACTCCGCTCGCCGGCACCGGCCTGAAGCAGATGGGGTAACGTGGCCCAGTCGGTCACCATCTGGCACAGCGGATCCGTGACGGGGCAGCCAACGCCCGTCCCCGGCGGACCTTCGCTGTCCGACATGCTCAATACGTCCTTCAACGGGACCTACGCGGCCTCGAAGGCGACGCGGCTGAGCGTTGTCGGCGCGACTGACCTTGTGCCCTATGCGGTGTCGTTCGATTCAATCACCAAGGGGCGCTTTCTTGGTCTGCGGGTCATCAACGGCTCGTCGATCAAGGTTCTCATCACCAGCCCATCCGGCACCGACCAGGCCATCAAGGTCAGTTCGTTGCTGCTCTGGCATTCCCCCAACTCGGGAGACGAGATCACTGCGATCAATCTCGTCGGCACCGCGGACATCGAACTTTTGATCGCTGGCGATGTTTCCTGACCCTGGAGGTTTCCTTCATGACCACTTCTTCCCTGCAATCCGTTATTGATTCCGGCAACATCAACCAGCTCGGCGACGCGTCCGTCAAGCTCGGGCTCGGCACCTTGCTCGCCTACGCAGCCTCGAAGATGGGTTTCACCGAGACCGGCATCGCCGTGACGTCAAACGTCTCGACCCTGGCGAACGCCCCGACCTCGGCTGGCCTCTTCCAATGCGTGGTTGCCTCCGTTTCCGGCGGCTCGGCG